TAAGTTTGCATTTTGTCGCTTATTTGGTGTTAAAGTTGAAGGTGGTTCTGTTTGCACTGATACTCCTTTTACTGGAACTACTATTACTTCAAGAAATATATTTCCTCCTGTTGATTTTGCTTTAATGTATTATCCGGGTACTCCTCCTCTTAGTATTTCAGCAAATGATTTTGCAAATTCAGATACTAATTTTAAAATGTGGGGAAATGGTGATGTTACTTCTAAAGTATATGTTTTTCCTCAAACTACGTTTTGTGGTAAATATCGAAGTACTACTACTAATTTTGGTACAGGTTATTTTCTCTATGTAGGTGGTCACTTTATTTTTCCTACTTTAGATATAATTGCCTATGGTGGCGAAGCTTTTCAATTAACTGTTACTGTATATTTAGAACTTAAAGATTATTTAGGATTTCAGCAGCTTCCTTAAGGAGTTGCTCCTGCAACGACGCCATTTTATGGTGGGGTTTGGGTAATCGGGTACCGTAAATAATTATATTATATACCACCATAAATATATATATATTTTATTATTATTTATATTATTATTTAATCCAATATGGCTGCCTGGAACGTCGATGCCCTTAGTATTATAGGGCATCGGCGGCCCAAAAAATATATTATTTTTAATATATATATTTCGCCAGTATTTATCCGATGACGTCATCGCGGTAGCATGACGTCAGAGGGTGCACTTTATAAAGTGCCGATTTTATTTATTTTAATTTCATTTAAATGTTTGAAGCAAAAAAAGTTGAAAAAAAGAATAATTCTAGAATTTCTGATCAAAAGTCCAGAAATTGGTTATGTACTTTGAACAACCCGGACGGGTTGTCTCTTGAGGCTGTTCATGCTATGACTAAGGCTACTTATACTGTTGGTCAGTTGGAACGTGGTCAGAACGGTACTTTACATTTACAATTTTATCAGAATTACAAAATTTCTCAACGTCTTTCTCATTATAAGAATACTTTACCTGCTGCTCATGCTGAACCTGTTATAGTTGATAATGGTGTTGCTAAGTATTGCATGAAAGATGATACTAGAGTTGAAGGTCCATGGGAATATGGTACTAAGCCTCTTCAGAGGAACTCAAAGGCCGACTGGGAGGAGGTTTACACTAACGCTAAGAGGGGTCGATTAGAGGATATTCCTGCTGATGTTCGAGTCAGATGTTACTCTCAGCTAAAGAAGATTGAAAAGGATCATTTGGTTGTTAAAGACTCTGATCATCTTAGAGGTGTATGGATTTATGGTCCATCTGGTGTTGGTAAGAGTAGATCAGCTCGTAGAGACTATCCTGATGCTTATCCTAAGCTATGTAACAAGTGGTGGGATGGTTATCAAGGTCAAAAGAATGTTATTATGGATGACATAGGTCTTGACCACAAGGTTCTTGGTCAGCAGCTTAAGATATGGTCTGATAGATATGGTTGTATTTTGGAGAACAAAGGAGGTGCTATGACTTCCACTTATGAGAACTTCATAGTTACTTCTCAGTATTCTATTGAACAAATATTTGCTGGTGATCAGCCTACTATTGACGCTTTAAAGCGAAGATTTAAGGTTATTCATATTCCTTGGAATCTTTATAATCCTCAAGATAATGTGGATCCTAATCCATTTGTGCTTGATGATTTTGTTGAGGACAATCTTGTCTTGGAGAAGAAGCTTGAGCTTTCTCTTGTAGAACATGATCCTTAAATAATTAATTATCAAACATTTAATAAAATATTTATTTTAATTTCATTTAAAATGAACAGATCTAAATTTGGTGTACAAACAAATTATACTTATGGTGGTCAAAGAAGAAGATATAATGTTGGACGTTATATTAAAAGTAAGTACAGATCTAATAGGGCTTATACAAGACGTGTTAATGTAAGGCGAAATATTAAGTCTGGCGAGACTACCTTTAAATTGATGGATACTATGTTCATATTCCCATCTGCTAATTCTGGTAATTGTTATCAGTATACTAATGGTAATAATTATGCTAATTTGTCTGCACAAATTGCTGCTTGTACTCAATGGTCAACTATTGCAGCTAACTGGTCTTTGTTTAAGATTACTGGTATTTCAATTAGAGTTGCTAAAATCTTTAATGATAATTATGGTTCAATGGGGACTGCTGTTTTACCTTCTCCTCCACTTTATATGAATTATTATCCTTCTGTTTCATCCACGTCTTATACTGGTGAGGCTATTATGTCAACCGATAGTGCTTTAAGAGTGGATCCTTATGTGACTGGTATTCAAAAGAAGTATATTTCTATTCCCAATAACTTTAGTAATTTGACAAATGGTATTGGATTGGGTACATGGAATCCTGTTATTTCTATTGCAAATTTACAAGGTCAATTATCTATTGGTGGTGAACTTCACAGTGGTAATCCTACTACTACATATCCTGTATTTGAGGCTATTATTGTTTATTATGTATCGGTTTGTAATGATAAAGCTTAGTTAATTAAATTATAGAATCGAAGATTATTTCATTTAACTTAATATTTATAGAATAATATATTAATATCTAAGCTTAAGTAATATTTATTTATTTAATTTCATATTAAATGGAGAAATATGATGACGATGATATTCTCGATGATACTAAAGATGAGTTACTTCTTCCTAGAATGTATGATAGATTTCCTGGGTATTTTTCTAAAATTCTTAACTCTGGGGATAACATTTTAGCTATATCTAGGACGTATTCTATTATTGCTTATGCATTTATTGATGATAATATATATGGTATATGGGATCCTGCTATTAGTTATGATTATGCTAATAATTTACCTATTAATGATGTTTACAAGACTGACGCTAAGTGGCTAAGTTATGGTAGTAAGTTTGCGTTTTGTCGCTTATTTGGTTTAAAGGTTGAAGGTGGTTCTGTTTGTACTGATACTCCTTTTACTGGAACTACTATTACTTCAAGAAATATATTTCCTCCTGTTGATTTTGCTTTAATGTATTATCCAGGTACTCCTCCTCTCAGTATTTCAGCAAATGACTTTGCTAATGTTGATACTAATTTTAAGATATGGGGAAATGGTGATGTTACTTCTAAAGTATATGTTTTTCCTCAAACTACATATTGTGGTAAATATCGAAGTACTACAGTTAATTTTGGTACAGGTTATTTTCTTTATTGTGGTGGTCATTTCATTTTTCCTACTTTAGATGTAATTGCCTATGGTGGCGAAGCTTTTCAAATTACTGTTACTGTATATTTAGAACTTAAAGATTATTTAGGATTTCAGCAGCTTCCTTAAGGAGTTGCTCCTGCAACGACGCCATTTTATGGTGGGGTTTGGGTAATCGGGTACCGTAAATAATTATATTATATACCACCATAAATTTTATATATTTTTATTATTTATATTATTATTTAATCCAATATGGCTGCCTGTCACGCCGATGCCCTAAGTATTATAGGGCATCGGCGTGACAATTAATTATATTAATTGTTATATATATTTCGCCAGTATTTATCCGATGACGTCATCGCGGTAGCATGACGTCAGAGGGTGCACTTTATAAAGTGCCGATTTTATTTATTTTAATTTCATTTAAATGTTTGAGTCAAAAAATGTTGAAAAAAAGAATAATTCTAGAATTCCTGATAAAGCAAGGAATTGGTTATGCACTCTCAATAACCCCGGTGAGCTTACTCTTGAACAAGTTCATCAACTTACCAAGGCGGACTACACTGTAGGACAGCTTGAATGCGGTGAGAGTGGAACACTCCACTTTCAATTTTTTCAATTTTTTAAGTCTCAGGTAAGGCTTGCTCATTACAAGAAGACTTTGCCAGCTGCTCATTGTGAGCCTGTTCAGGTCGATAATGGTGCTGCAAAGTATTGTATGAAGGAAGACACTCGTGTCCAAGGTCCATGGGAGTATGGTACCAAGCCTATTCAAAGGAACTCTAAGACAGACTGGCAGGAAGTCTACCTGAACGCTAAGAGAGGTCGTCTTGAGGATATACCTGCGGATATAAGAGTCAGATGTTATTCTCAGCTTAAGAAGATCGAGAAAGACCATCTCGTAGTGAAGGACAGTAACCATCTGAGAGGTGTATGGATTTATGGTCCATCAGGTGTAGGTAAGAGCAGATCTGCTCGTAGGGATTACCCAGATGCATATCCTAAGCTTTGCAACAAGTGGTGGGATGGTTATCAAGGACAGAAGAACGTTATCATGGATGATATAGGTCCTGAGCATAAGGTTCTTGCTCAGCAACTTAAAATTTGGTCCGATAGATATGGCTGTATCTTGGAGACTAAAGGAGGAGCATTGACTTCTACTTATGAGAACTTTGTGGTAACTTCTCAATATACTATTGAGGAGATCTTTGGTGATGACAAGAAGACTATTGAGGCACTTAGACGTAGGTTCAAGGTTATTCATATTCCTTGGAATTTGTACGTACCTGGTGAGAACAATGGTGAGAACCCTTTTGTTTTGGACTCTTTTATTGAGGAACCGAAAATATCAGAATTGTGTTTAGAAGAGCATAGTTAATTAACATTTATAAAATCATTTATTTTAATTTCATATAAAATGAACAGAAGAAGAAATATCAAAAAGACTAAGTTTTACAACAAGCTCAGGATTGGTAAGTATAGGTCGTCTCATAGGACTAACGTGTCTAGGTACTTGTCTAAGGACATTGTGTCTTACCAGTGTGAGGCTTACGATTACATCGTAATGAACAATGGTGCTACTAGTTATGTGTTCGGCTCAGGTAACACTTACTGGAACTTTAGGACTGTCTTGAGCACGTCTCAGACTTGGACTGGGTACAGTGGGTTGTACTCTCAGTACAAGATCACTGGTGTCTCATGCAGGGTATCTAGGAACGTGTCTGATTCAAAGATTAACACTAACATGGGTGGCTTCTTGCCATCTCCTATACTGTCGGTTAGTCCAACTGAGATAAGTACTTCTAATGGTAGTTTACCTGCTTTTAGCGATAGCAAGCACACTGTTGATCCTAATAATGCTGCTCCTCAGGTTAAGTACTGGGCATTCCCTGATAACTTCTCCAATGTTGGCTTCGGTCTAGGTACATGGAACATATGCATTGATTACCTTCAGCAGTTGGGTCAGTTCAACATCTCTGAGATGTTATCTCTTACCACTTCTGCTACTTCGGTAGTACCATGCTTCTCGGTAAGGATTACTCTCTATGTCAAGTTCAAGGACATGAAGCGATAAGGAGACGCTCTGCGTCGACGCCAATCACATGATGGGGATTGGGTAATGGATTAAGAGAAATAGATAGTTAATTAATGAGAATGCACTTTAAATATTTTTTATAATATATATAAATATACCCCAGCAGAATAATTTTTTAAAATTATTCTGCAGGGGTAAAAAAGGCTGCCTTAGGCTGGCTAAGGCTGCCGGCTGCCCCATGGGGTTCCATTAATATTACTGGAACCCCTTGGGGCTTGGGGCATGACCTTGGGGCATGCCGGCTGCCAGAAATGGTCCGATGTCGTCATTTATGACGTCATCGGATGCACTTTAAATATTTTTTAATATTTTAATTTCATTTAAAATAATGGAATTAGATTTAGTAGAAATGCCCCAGAAAAAGAATAATTCTAAAAAGGGACCGGCTTTCCGGCTTTCGGGAAAGAACTTGTTCCTGACTTACCCGAGGTGTGAGCTTGAGAGGAAGGACTTGGCTGAGCTCTTGTTGGGCAAGGTCGGAGTGGACTACTTGATGGTTTGTCGGGAGCTGCATGAGGATGGGTTTCCTCACTTGCATGCTTTGCTGACGCTTAAGAAGAAGCTCAATACGACTTCTAACGTCTTCTTTGACGTTGCTGGCTACCATGGTAACTACCAGATAGCACGAGCTACTGATGATGTTCGTGAGTATATCATGAAGTACGACCAGCATCCTTATGAGCATGGCTTGTACACTGGCAATAGTCAGTCTAGGGTACAGAAACGCGCTGCTGAGAACAAGGCGATCCTTGCTAAGCCTCTTAACGAGCTCATTGATGAGGGGATCGTTCATATCTCTCAGTACAAGCAGTACAAGGAAGCTATCAACAGCTATAGGTTGGACTCTATCAAGGTACCGGACTACATACCTAAGGAGTGTGTCTGGATCTACGGCAAGACCGGCATCGGTAAGTCTAGGTACATACGGGATAACTATCCTAATGCGTGCTTCTTCAAGGCACAGAACAAGTGGTGGGATGGATACACTGGTCAGACTGTTATCCTCATAGATGACTTCGATAAGGCTGGACAAGGACTTGGGCATCTGCTCAAGATCTGGGCTGACTGCTACTCCTTCAATGCTGAGATCAAGGGTGGTACTATCCGACCTGTGTACGAGAAGATGTTCATCACGTCTCAGTACTTGCCTAGGGATATCTGGTGTCCTGGTGAAGTCGAGAAAGACTGGGACCAAGAGATGCGTGAGGCCATAGAACGTAGGTTCAAGGTGGTCACTGTTGTCGATGGGGCATTAGTTGAGTACTATAATTAATTATCAAACATAAATCTAATCTAATATTTTAATTTCATATAAAATGAACAGAAGAAGAAATATCAAAAAGACTAAGTTTTACAACAAGCTCAGGACTGGTAAGTATAGGTCGTCTCGTAGGACTAACGTGTCTAGGTACTTGTCTAAGGACATTGTGTCTTACCAGTGTGAGGCTTACGATTACATCGTAATGAACAATGGTGCTACTAGTTATGTGTTCGGCTCAGGTAACACTTAC